TATTTATCTCTCGTCGTCATGTATTTTGAGATAAACAGATATTTCTATTTATCTCCTTTTCGTTATCTATATATGAACTTTTACAAACTTCTTTAATTCCTTATATATACCGATGTTGAAAAGTAAGAGGATGGCATACATATTATTTTAGCTTCTTATATACAAGCATTTTCTTAGGATATTTGGAATTTATCCAATTGATGTTTCCTTCATACCGCATCATCCCTTGCTTGACCATATTTTCCATATAAAATTTAGTATCATCAAAAATAGGATATTTTTTAATATTGTTTACATATATAATTAAATGACCACCAACTTCAAGATAAATATAGCATCTTTTTAAGAGCGAATATAGGAAACCACTTTTCCAAACACTATAAGAAGGATATTTTCGCTCGGATTGGTTAGGAGAATCAGAATAATGTTCCATATCAAAAAAAGGAGGACTGGTAATAATCATATCTGGTTTTTTTGAACCATGCAAATTATATTCTTCGATAGGCAAAGTTACTAAACAATATTTAGTTGGATCGGCACCAAGAACAGTGATCATATGTTGATATCCGTTAACCAACTCTCGGTTAGGATCGACTCCGGTATACGAAATATTAGATGCAATACATGCAATCATTCTATCTCCCCAACCGGCCGAAGGATCAAAAACTCGTTTTGGTTTGTAATGATCTAGAATAGCTTTCACGACAGTAATCGGAAAATTACTACACATTTTAGTATGTCTCCATAACCAGTTATATATTTCGGAATATAGTTGCGACCCTTCACCAAGTTTTGTGTTCATTTCATTACGACGTTCCTGAAATATATCGTATGGTGATGGATGCCATAAAATTTTAGCTTTCATACGCACATCTTGAGTAAAATAATCTGATAAAGTAAGAAAGTGTTTTTCCCGATCAAAGTTAACTGTTATGTTAATAATTCCATCACCTTCCAAAGATATGATCGGTTTATAATCTTTTAAGGCATTAAAAATAGTTCGGATAAAACGGGAATCTACATATAATCTATAATAAGGGAAATCGACAGTGAGGAGATCAACAGGCATTTCATTTATATTTAAATGAAAAGACTTTCAATTTTATTTTTAATATATATTAACTGTTCCATTTTCTCTTAAAAAATCTTTCACATTGTCGGTTATACATGTACCAATAGTATGAACACCCTTCATGTATTTCAGTCCGACATCGGTTACCTGTGTACCGTATAAATAGATGGTATGAATACACTTCACTCCGTTTACAGAGCGAACTTCGGGAGAGAAATATTTTAGTCCGGCGTCAGTTATCATTGTACTACATAAACGGATGGTATGTACTCCGTGGTGGGAGAGATGTTTTAATCCACTGTCGGTTATTTTTGTACAGTTTAAATCGATAGTATGAACCCCTTGTAAATATTTCAGACCGTCATCGGTTATATCTGTGTTATATAAATTGATGTTATGAACATTGCATAATCCATTCGCTTTACGAGGGAGATACCCTAATCCTTCGTCGGTTATTTTTGTAGAGCTTAACATGATAGTATGAACTCTTTTCAGATATCGTAACCCAATACCAGTAATCCGTGTATTACACAGGTCAATGGTATGAACATTCTCCAAGTATTTTAATCCATCATCGGTTATATCTGTATTACTCAATCTGATATTATGAACACCAGATAAATATCGTAGCCCTTCATTGGTTATATTTGTACAGTTTAAACAGATAGTATGAACGTTTTTCAGGTGTTTTAAACCATCGTTAGTTATTTTTGTAAAGTTCAAATTGATTTTATAAATATCGTTCGATACTTCGAATAAATACCTCAGTCCGACATCGGTTATAATTGTGTGATATAAATCAATGATATGAACATCCTTCAAATTCCTTAATCCGACATCGGTTATTTTTGTACAGCTTAAGTTAATATCATAAACACCGGAGAAATATAGTAGCTCGTCGTTGGTTATTTTTGAACCAAATAAATTGATCTTAAATAATCTCATATTCACCTCCCCCCGCTTTTCACGTGGGATAAATATTTTGTAGTTGCCGATATTCAAGGAAATCAGCCCCGTTAGAATGGGTGAATTTATCAACACTTCTCGGTGTCGTTTACATACTAATGAGAAGGAAATAACATCCTTATCTCGTAGATAGAGATAAATCTTTTCAATCAATTCTATGGGTAATGACATTTATTTAACTAAATAAATGTAATAAAATTCAATTTTACCCTTTCATAAACAACTCTTTTTCAACTTCATCGACTGGAATCATTCTAATTCCTTCCGTCTTAGCACGTTGAATCTTGTTATTATTATCACCTTTATTCTTGATAATCAGAAGATTAGTCTTATTGGTAAAGGTACTGTTGATGATAGCACCTGCCTTTTTCAAACGTTCAGTCAATTCTTTATTTCTGACTCCGGTAAAAAGGATTTGGAGATCGGAAAGGGGTCCTCCTCCTTCACTTTCGGAGGATGGGGAGGGCCATTCCAACTGAATAAATTGATTATCATTCAACCACTTCCTAAATTTCTTCAAACCAATTAGAAATTTTTGAGCCATAATCTCCGAATAACCCTCGATAGCCTTAATTTCTTCAACCAACGGATAACGAGAACCATCCAGTAACCCTCCCGCGATTACTGGGTATAATATTTTCTCTCCAAAACCAGAACCAAAACACAACGAAGCCTTCATTACTTTTTCAACTGGAACCTGACGATCCAACACTGAGTGAATCGAATCATAATATTTTTTAGCACTCTTTTCCTTTACTCCATCTAGCGTCATTAAATCATCGATACTTGCTTCATATACCTCTTGTGGTGTACTAATTCCGGCCGTAATCATCTTTTTAACCACTCCAATGTTGATATATTTAATTCCTAGGGAGGTGAAGAAACGAAGAAGACGCTTTCGTCTCACAATAAAGTTATCAATTGGTTCATCAAGAATAATATCTACATTACTCTCATTCCAGTGCCATTTTCCAAAATCTTCTTCATGAGGCATATCTGCTTTTCGTCCACTTGGAGGACCGGCACTGAGAACCTGTTTGATATATGGAATCACATCGCCACTTTTAACAATTAAGACTTCTGTTCCTTTTCTAAGACTATAATCCTTGACAAATTTAGCATTGAAAGCTGATGCATAAGAAACATTATCTCCTCCAATCACTACAGTATGAAAGCGAATAGTTGGAACCAATACTCCATACATGCTTGGATCCCAAATTACCTCCTCTATAGTAGTCTTAACTCCATCAGAATTCATCTTAAAAGCGATTGCATAGTCTGGATTACCGCTTGTGTTCCGAACATGCGGATGGTTATCAGCGATAATTACGCCATCGAGCTCATATGGCGAGTCTTCTTTGAATTTTTTAAAGAGATCAATTAGTGATTCCTCTACGGATAGTGTGGGAAGATATTCATGAATTGGTATCTTAAATTTCTTTTTACGGAGAATTTCAAACTGTTCTTTTGCATCTTTTGGATCAGTATCTATATATTCAAAAGCTACGAAATCAATATCGGCAAGAATTTTAGGGTTTGGTTTTTTAGAATTAATCGTTCCACTAATCACACTTCTGGCCTTTGGAAATTCATGAGAATATTTTTCTTTGAAAACAGATTCCTTCATAATTAATTCACCTCTGATAAAATCACCCTCATCGATTTTTGGAAGTTTGAGATATTTAAGTAGATAGGTAATATCTTGACCCACTTTTCCATCGCCTCGAGTATATAGTTTAGGACCAGAAGTACGTGAGTAAAGTGCACTTGCTCCATCTAGTTTTCCACTACAGAAAAAAGGACCGTTATATTTTTTCAACCACCTCATTATAGGTTTAATATCTGGAAAAATGGAGTTATCCATACTTCCCATCCAAAAAGGTAGTTTTTCTTTTACTAGTTCGTCTCTGACTGGGGCTCCGATTTCTCTTAAGAATCTAGAATCAGGTTTCAACGCCTTCAGTCGTGCGATAAGTCGGTCATATATCTCGTCGCCCATTACTTCGACACCATTTCGGTATTCTTTGTTAGCATATTCGATCAACTTTTCAAGCTCACCTATCTTAAGATCCTTTACTTTTTTATTGAGATATTCGGTCATTTTTTAAAGAAGGAAAGTTAAAATCGAATTTCAATTTCACAAAAAAGTGATTCTTTAACTAATGGAGAGATAATCCCAGTATAGGAAAGGTCGGCGAGGATAAGGGTGAAATTGAATTTAAAAAGATTATTTTAAATAGATAAACATGCCACCACAACTACGTGATTCGTGGCCGTTTGGTTCGCGGCCAAACCTGAGTTGGGAAAATTTTCTAATGAAACCAACCACCACATTCCTTTCTCCGGAAGATTCTCAAAGAATATTGATCGCAAAATGGTACTTAAACGTAGGTATCGATTGTTATTTTACGGGGAATTTCCAAAAAGCTTATGCCTATTTTATGACTGGAGCTAAAAAAGGTAAATGTATACGATGTATTACCTGGATCGGAATCTGTTTTTTGAATAATCAAGAAATTGAAAAGGCAAAATCTGCTTTTGAAAATGCGTTGAAGAATGGAGACGAATTGGCTCCTAAAATCTTATCCAAACTATATGAAAGGGAGAAAGATAATGGAAGAGCTGCATGGTATAGAGGCATGTCGGCTAAATAACTCTCTTGAATGTATAAAAAAGAATCCATATTAAAATACTATGGCTTCATATTTTTACGGAGGGTCTCCCGCTAAAAGAAGATTGACTAAGCGACGGAGGCGATGTGCCGACGATGACGATGATGAAATTGGCGAAGATGAAATTGCCGAAATGATTGTTCAGGATATAGGTAAACAACTCCTATCTATTGATGCTTTAAAACCTGGACTTGGCGATCGAATCTGTGCCAAAGATAATCATATCTATTTCAATGCCGATATTAACGACGCTACATCGCATAAGTTGAACATGCTTCTTAATGATACTATTGATAATATGCGCTCGGTTGGAATAAAATATGGAATCGAACCACCGACAATTAAACTTCACGTAACCAGCTATGGCGGGACAATATTCTCTGCCCTCAATGTGGTTGATACGATTACCAAATCACCAATTCCAATTGAATCCTATGTAGAAGGAAGTGTTGCCAGTGCTGGAACCTTTCTTACGGTTGTTTGTAAGAAACGTTACATGAAAAAGCGTGCTTTTATGCTAATCCATCAACTCTCTTCAGGAATGTGGGGTAAAATGAGTGAGATTCGTGATGAAGTTTTAAACTGCGAAAAAATTACAGAGGTAGTCAAGGAAATTTATCTTGAATATACTTCAATGAGTAAGGCATCTATGGATAGTTTGATGGATCATGACCTCTGGCTGAGACCAGAAGAATGTCTTCGAAAAGGATTGATTGATGAAATTCTAGAGTAAAACATCTTTTTTGTATTTCTTAAAAGGTTAAGAAATGTTTCTCATATTATGGGTCGTGATATTGTTAATAGTTTTATT